CAGAAGCAAGAAAGCAATTAATTACCGATATAAACACAAAGTACAAAGAATATTTACCTAACCTTCTTAGTGAAAATGCAAGTTTAGAAGAAATTACAAACGCTCAAAATGCTGCAAATAAAGCCTTTGAAAAGAAAATAACTTTGTTAGCTAGTGAGGAACAGTTTGTTGATATTACAAAAAGGCGTTTGGATGCTTTGAGGGATTCCGCAAAGTTGCAAACAGAATTAACAGCACGTGAAAAAGAATACAACGAAGCAGTAAAAAACACAAACAACAACAATAGAAACGGTATTGATTTAGGAATAGAAGCAGCACGTCAAAGAATCGCAGCCGTAAATGGTAGAATCCAAGGCAACAAAGAAATAATAAACGGTATTGAACAAGAAAAGAAAGCCCTTGATGAAGTTATCAAAGCCGAGGGGATTAATACGGCTGATTTTGTTTCTAATCAAAAGGTCAAAACAGAAGCACAAACAAAAGCGATAGATGAAGCAGCCGAAGCAGAAAAAAGAAGATTGGAGCAGCTAAAATCCGACCAAGACCAAGCACTAGAAGATTTAAAAGCGAATAACTTAGCCCGTTTGTTATTGGTCAAGGAACTATCAAACGAACTTATACAAGTTGAAATAGATAACATACAAGACCAAACAATCAAAGCAATTGCAGCGGAACAAGAACGGTTTAGACTTGAAAAAGAAGCAAGAAAAGCGAATTTGGAACAGACGGCAAAGGACATTGAAACCGAAGGGGAAAACCTTAAAAAGTTATTTGGCGTAAATAGTGAAGAGTACAAAAAGTTTGTTGCCGAAAGTGGGGAACAACTTATACAAGTCAAAGACATTACAAGAAAGCAAGACGAACAAAGCGAAGCTCAACATCAAAACAATCTAAACAAGATTATAAAAGATGGTGCTGATGCTAATTTGGAAGCTGAAAAGAAAGCAGGCGAAGCACGTGCGAAAATTGCAACAGAATCTTTTAATGTTATCCAAAACGCATACAAAAAGAACATTGCGAACCTTACTGAATTTATCAAAAAGAATGCAGAAGAAGCAGCAAAGACTACGCAAGCCGTTAAAGATACTATTGTTTCCGTTATAGGTTCAGCATTCCAAGCTATCAGCGACATTGCAGAAATAGCAAACAATGCTGAAAATGAACGTTTAGACGCTGCGATACAGAATAGACAAGATAGTATTGATAGTTTGAATGAAGAACTACAAACCGCAACGGGGTTACAAAAGCAATTTTTAAACCAACAACTAAAACAGGAACAAGAGGCTTTGAACGCCGAAACAAAAGCAAAGGAGAAAGCACAAAAGGAACAAGCCGAAACGCAAAAAGGCATTGCAATCGCACAGGCTTTGATAAATGGTGCGTTAGGTGTTACGGGAATTTGGGCAGGTGTGATTAGTGGAAACCCTGTGATTGATGCTGTTTTAAAAGCTGTTTTAACTGCTGCTTTGGTTGTTACTACTGCTACACAAGTAGCAGCAATTAGCAGTCAAAAATTCGCAAAAGGTGGTGTATTAGAAGGCAATAGCCACGCAAACGGGGGAATACCTGCAACAGTCGGAGGGCGAAATGTAGAATTAGAAGGTGGGGAAGCTGTTATAAACAAGCGTAGTACATCTATGTTTATGCGTGAATTGTCTGCAATAAACGAAGCAGGCGGTGGGGTTAGATTTGCAAATGGTGGCGTATTGGGCGAACCTATGCCCGCCCCTAACGTATCAAGCCAAATTGACAACGCCAATATGCAAGTAAACGCTTTTTTATCCGCTTCTATGGCGATGGTACAAGCTACTAACAACAGAATTGATAAGCTGCAAGTTATACAAGATTTGAACAACTTACAAGATATACAAAAAAATGATGCTAAATTGCAAGTTAGAACAACGCTAAGATAATGGTAATAAATAACAGAATACCAAACGACAAAAAGCAGGAAGTTACGGACGTGGTGGATAAGGTTTTAAAAGCCTTGCCAAATCCTCCACGTCCTTTTTTACTTTATTTATTTGAAGTGTATAACGAATATGTTGCACCTGCACATCGTCAAGAAAATATAAATTGTGGGGAATGCAGGACCAAAGTAGTAGGACATCTTAGAACAATCACAAACGAATGGAAGCAGCAAAACACGACTTTAGACAAATAGTAAGTACAGAATTTTTGAACTGGTGCAAGTCTAAAGATTTAGACCCCAACCATGAAGCTTTTTTGTCGTACCTACTTGAACGAAACATTATAACAGAACTAACTATTAAGCGGTTTGTTGTGGTGTCAAAATATCCCCATTGCTTAGCTGAAAACTTAGATATTAAACGGGCTGCAATGTGGCAGTTAGAAGATATGTACAGCATCCCTGAAAGTACTATTAAAGTTATTTTGAAAAGGTTTCAAAGCTATTTTAGAAAGTAGTGCTAAGGTTGTACAAAATGACCTTTATAGTCGTAGGGCTCTAGTAACGACCTGCATAATTTTAAAAATTCGTTATTGTATTTTATTTCGTAATTGTATTTCATCTTTACAGTTTGAAATATTTTTACAAAGTCCGATTCATTGTATGGTGGGTGGCAAAATAGAAATGATACACCTCTTAATCCCATTAAAAACCAATCATTAAAATCACTTTTAAGAGAATCGTTGCCCTGCAAAAGTTGATAGGCAAGACTTATATTTTCGGGTTCGTTTGTTTTTATAAGGGCTAAAACGTGATTTAACATAGTTTCGTTTTAAATTGTTTGTTTACTCAAAGATAAGCGATTTTCAACTAATACCCAAATCCTACCAACGTCCAAAATACAATACTTCGTATTTTTGGCATAATGGCAACAAAACCTTACATATTAAATCAAGTCGGAGATACGCTTAATTTGCTTTTAACGGGCGAAATTAGCGATTGGTGGGGCGTTGGCTTAACACAAGTAGCAGCCGAAATCAAATCCGTTAATCCTAGCACTATAAACGTGCAAATAAATAGCGGTGGTGGTGATTTGTTAGAAGCACAAGCAATAGCAGCGTTTCTAAAAGCCTATAACGCAAGGGTTGAAACAACGGGTATGGGATTGGTAGCGAGTGCGGCAACCGTTATTTTGTTGGCTTCTAAGAATAGCAGCATGGCAAAAAATAGTTGGTTTATGATTCACAACCCAAGCAGCATTGCAGCGGGCGAAAGTGGGGAACTACGCAAAACGGCTGACTTACTAGATTCAATGCAGGATAATCTTGCTGATATGTATGTAGCAGCTATCGAAGCCAACGGCAAAGAAACGACCAAAAAGGAAGTTTTAAAAATGATGAATGCGGAAACGTGGCTAACTGCTGAACAAGCTAAAGAAATGGGCTTTGTAGCTAATGTAGTGGATGGTATCGAAGTATTGAACAAAGCTAATGCAGCTACTATCTACAATAATTGCAAGGATTATAAAAACGCTCCAAAGGAATTTTTAAACAGTTTACAAACAATTATAAATATGCCTACTGAAAATCAAAACGATGCTACGCTTTGGGATAAGTTTTTGGCGTTTTTTAAATCTACTGAATTTAAAAATTCGGTTAAAGAAATACAAAACGAAACAGAAAACGAAGCAGCAGCCGAAATCGAAAAAGCAAAAGAACTAGCTAAAAAGCACGGTTTTTTTAAAGAAGAAGTTGCAACAGTTACCCCCGAAACGGCAACCGTAACAACCGAAACCGCAACAATCGAAAACAATTCCGATTTAGAAGCTGCAAAGTTGAAAATCAAAGAACTTGAGGAAAAACTAGGTGCGCCCGTTGCAGGTGCTGACAAAGCGTCAGAACAAAGCGTAACAGTTGCAAACAAAGCTAAAATTATTGCCCCAACGGAGCATCACAAAGAACAAATAGAAGCGTTCACAAATCAATTTAAATAATGGCTATTGATAATGGATATGTCGAAGGAGCATTAGACGGCTCAAACTTTTTCTTGCCCGTAAACCCCTACGCAAGCGCAGGAAATGTAATTCAAATGAAGGGCTTTAAAATTGACGACAAGCAATTTTGGGCTTCTGTACAGTATGTTGTAGCAGCAGGTGGCGCAACGACTACTATTACGCCTTTAACAGGTAATACAGGCGGTGATTTGAAATATTACCGTGTTGAAATTTCGGACGGTGTTACTACTGCGGTTGCTGCTTTGGATTTGGCTGCACGTACTACTGCTTTTGTGGTTAATACTTCAACTTTAGAACCTACAAACTCATGGACTTTGTACTTCTATGGTTCTGAATTATTGGCTTTTGGTGATGCTCCTGTTGAACTTCGTTACAAAAAAGAACTACCTGCAAATGTAGGTGTTAGTGGTGTAACAGGTAATACAATCCCTAGCAACTGGGTTAATGTTCAATTGAAATTGAAATTAACAAGTACCAACGATGCTAATTTTGACTTGTTCCCTGCTGATGGTTTGATTATTAACGAAGGAGATACAGTTTCTTTGATTAGCTATTTATCAACAGGTTCAACCCTTGTTAATAACGGTGCTTATGTGTTTTCTTTGCAAGCTAAAAAAATAGGCTCACAACCTGTTATGGCTGCAATGACATCTTCTAATACAGATGTTATCGAAAGCAAAGTAGCTGCTCAAACGTTCCCATACGCTTTAACGCAAGATTGGGCTAACATTTATACCGCTTTGACAATCGAAACTGATGTAGCAGGTTCTGACAGTTCTTTACAAACTATTACCCTAACAGGCGAGGGCGTTGTAGCTTCTTTCAATTTCACTATGACCGCAACAACAGCAGTATAATAGCTGCTAATTGATTGGTTTACAATAATAATAAAAAACAATGGCAACACAACTTATATCTAAAAAGGTAAGTTATAAAGGCATTAATTCAACAATGATTTTCTTTCAACCTCTTTTTAAAGATGTTGTTGGATTGAATGCGTTTAAATTAATGTCCAACGTTCGCAATAAGCAAAAAATGGGCTTTGTGAACAAATTGGAAGGAATCGTACAGAAAAAAACAGGATGCGGATTCACACCAAGCGGCAAATTAGGTGTTTACGAACGTACTATTTCTGTAAATCCTGCAAAAATCAACTTGGAAATTTGCAACGATGAGTTCAAAAATACACTTTGGGAAGAAAAAACCAAAAGCGGAAATCTTCAATATGATTTGAGCGGTACTGAAATAATGGACATTCTTTTGCAACAAGCAAGAGAAGGCGCAGCAGCCGACATTTTGAAGTTATTTTGGTTTGGTGATACATCAAGCAACGACATTTTGTTAAACGTTGCTGATGGTATTTGGCAAGTGCATATCCCCGCTTTGGTTGCTCAAAACCTTATCCCTTACGTTGATACAAACGCAGGTACACCGCTTGCTAGTGGTGATGCTACGGATTATTTGCAAGAGGTTTACGATAACGCACCTTTAGCATTGAAAGGATTGCCTAACAGCATGAAAGCCTTTATGGTTTCGGGTTCTATTTATGATGCTTATATCAAAGACTTGCAAACTGCAAACTTAGCGGTAGGCGTTGCATTGACTTTGGATGGTATGCAAAATGTTAGATTCAACGGAATCCCAGTTATTCCTAACTACTTGTGGGATGGTTACGATGCTAATGATTTGGGCGCACCTAATACGCATAGAATCCTTTACACAACCCCTGAAAACCTTGTTTTTGCAACGGATTTGACTTCTGACTTGAATAGCTTTATAGTATTCACAGACGAACTAGAAGAAAAAACCTACGTGAAAGCAAACTTTGACCTTGGTACAAATTACGTTCACGAAAGCCTATTTTCTGTAGGCTACTAAAACTAGAAAACATGGGATGTTTAACAGGTGGCGTAACAAGAGATTGTACGACTAAAATTAGTGGAGGTTCTAACCTTCTTTATATCGCAGACCGTGCGGATATTACGTCCGTGGCGTACGATGTTGATGGTAGTGTGAACGCTATTACGATGGTAGCTACAAAAGTGTTTTACAAATTCGCTTTTGCTCCAAATACTAGCAGTTTTACAGAAACAACCGCAAACGAAAACGGTGCTACACAAGTAACACAAGAATATGTGTTTAGTATGCGTGGACGTTCACAGGCTTACAGAAATGCAGTCGAAGAATTGACAAACTGTAACTGCGGTATGACCGTGATACATGGCGAAAATACGGGCTTGTTGTGGTTTTGGGGATTTGATGAAACAGAAGAAGCGTTCTTAACTGCAAATGTTGGAACGTCTGGAACTGCTAAAACAGACCCTAACCAAGAAACCGTAACACTTACTGCAATTGCTTCTAAAAAGGCGTTGGAATTTGCTGCAACAGTACCAGTCTAGGTCGCATAAAAGCACAAAATAATAATCAAAGAGGGGTGGGAAATAAAAAAACCTACCCCTTTTTTTATATCAAAAAAATAGAACTTAAAAATGGCTAAGAATAAAAATATCGACCCACTAAATACGCTAAGAATTAACCCTAAATTTTTAGGTGATAGAATAATAATAAACTTAAAACACTTTGGCAGACAGGATAAGTTACTAAAAGACTTTACCTTTGATGAGTTAGCTGATTGGTATTTGCATAATTGCCACGAAAGAACAAAGAAAAGTCATTTTTTGGGTGCGTTATCTCCTGCTTACAAGTTCCCATACGCAAAAGAATTCCCAAAAAGCCCGTTATTTGACGATGAAAACGATATAGAAGATGCGGAATAAAAGCCCACAAAATACGCCTAAAAAGGCTGATACGATACTTGCTAGTGCTGCGATAACTCACGGTAAAGATACGCCTATTTTACAGGAAGATTTGCCCCGTGAGTATGAGCAGAATAACAACAATACTGACCAAATTTTGCTATCTGATGGTAAATGGGTGCGGTTTTTTGACAATTCAGATACTTTTTTGAAGGGCTTAATGGCTTTGGTGAACAATTCAACGACCCTTAGAAACATCTTGAATCAAAAAACAACGCTATCTTTGGGGGATGGTTTTATACCTTATGAATCTGACAAAACGCCTTATTTGCAGACGTTTAGAAACTTCATTAAAAAGGTTTTTGGAGTAGATAGCAAGGTTGATAAATTGAACGATTTTATAGGCAATGTGAACTTTAATAACGAAACCTTAGAGGACGTTATACGCAAAGTTTTCTTCGACTATTGGGCGTTTGGGAATGCTTTTATTGAATTTGTAGAAACGACTAGAGATGGCAAAGCAATAGTTATGGTTTACCATATCCCTATTCATCAGGTGGGTATCAAAAAGGTGGATGAAACTAACATTATCAAGTACATAGGTGTATCAAATGATTGGGAAACCGACCAAGGCACAACAGCCGTACAAATACCGTTATATCCAACATTTGAAAAGATAAACGGGGCAAAACGAAGTGCTGTACAAATAAAGAACTATGCCCCGGGCTTCTTTTATTGGGGCTTACCTTCAAACATTGCAAGCCGTTTCTATGCGGAACTAGAATACAGAATACCAAAATACAATATCGCCAAATTCAAGAACGGTTTTGTACCTTCTGCGATTCTGCAATTTTTCGGAAATATGACCACAACCGAAGCACGCCAAATCATTGACAATGTAACAACAGCCTTTACAGACACAGGCAAAAACAGTAAGTTATTTGCACAGGTTTTGAGTGATGAAA